GCCTGTCTCAGCGAACTGCTCTTTCTTGAATTCGACCTTCTCGACTATTTCCTTCTCACGCTGATTTGATTCAGCCTTAACGATGCTGACTGCGATACCGACTGTTGAATCTGTTTGGAACTTTAACTGGCATACAGAGCGAACATTTTGGGCGTATGAACTATCGCCTTCGAAGTTCTTGCCCCACTCGATAAGTTGGCGAGCCTTTGCGTACTCAGCCTCTCCAGCCTCACCAATCTGGTGTTTAGCCCAGATTTCGTTGTACTGATGAATGTTCTTAAGAACGCCCCATACTAAATCTTTTGTAGAGACTCCTTCAGCAGACTTCACATAACCTAACTTGCTTACTGCCTTGATAGCGTGAGCGATGATTGCCTCTGTGCTGATTGCTGAGATTCCGCCAAACTGATAGCCACCGAACTCTTCTGCAAAATCTTCTTCTGTGACTAAAGCGCTTGCATAAAAAGTCCAGCCGATGAAGTCCTTAACGCAACTTGAGCCGACCTGACTCAACTTTCCTTCTTTGTTCTTGACGAAGATGACCTTGCCACGGTTACGAACTTTCTGGCAATGGTCGCAATAACCTTTTTTGACATCGGATACCTGAATTGGGTTCTCATCTGAAAAGCCATGAAGGATGATTTGCTCCTCAATGAACTCAGCAACACCAATGAATTCCCAGCCTTGGTACTTAAGTGGCTCGCCCTCGATTACTAAGACTTTGTACTGGCACTCAACACCATTTATGATTTCTACACGGTCTTGGATGCTGACTTTGAAACCGCCAGACAATCCTTGCTTCTGACCGCGCTGAGCAATCTTTTGCGCTCTAGCAAGGGTCTTATCAACATTGACCTCAGAGATTCTGAACTCTCTCATGGACTTGCCCCTTTCTGACAAGACCAGTATATCAAACCCTAGTTAAATATTCAACCTTCTCTGCGAGCGCGTTCTTCTCGAATCATGGCAAGGGTGAGGAAGTAGCCAATCCCGTCTACGACTGTATCTGGCTTGGTGACATGGGCTTCTCGGGCAATCTTGACTCCCACCATACATAGGCTTACCTGCTCGGCTGTGACCTCTATGCCCAGAATGGCGCTCCAAATCTGCGCCGCCCTAGTGAAGTTATCCAAAGGGTGTCCATAAGCCTCCTGACGGTCTCCAGAGACGAGTTCCGCCGCAAATAGGGCTATGTCTCTAGGGTCATTCATTGAAGCAGTTGGAGGTCTGTTATCCCCCGCTCCGACACTACAAATGTCAGAACTCCCGCATCCGCAGTTTCCCCCGTTGATTGACTCCACCATACGCTTCCTCCATCTAGTGCTGGGGCTTGGAGCCATTTAACTCCTCCCCAATCTGCCATCTTCAAAGAGTGATAATGACCAGTCACCAAAATATCGCAATCGCCAATTTTGTTACGACCTAGAGTTTGGTCAGCAATCCATCGGCGTAACTTGGCTTCAACTCCTGAACCAGCGCGAGCAAGGTGACCGTGGGTGATGCCAATAATTTTGCCTCCCGCTTGAACTGTCAGCGATAGGGCATCGGTTGGAATCGCGAACTTAATATGACCGTAAGCCTCTGGGTTAGCCGCAAAGATTTCCGCCACGGACTCAACTAGGGCTACATCGTCATTATCATTCAAAGTGGTAAAGGCTTTTCCATTCTTACGATTCTCGCCATGATTTCCGCCAACCGCCGCAACTGTTATTTCTGGAGTGAACTTAGACCAGCGGATTAGGGCATCACGAAGTAAACGGCGAGCAATCTTTACTTGGTCTCGCCTATCAACTTCCACGGTAAAAGTTTGAATGTCATAATGTCCATCACAACCTTCAACTAAATCACCAAGGCAAAGGACAGTTATGGATTCAATGGGTCTGCCCACCTTCTTCAACTCTTTGTATCGGACTTCAACATCATCAATGGCTTGGAGCCAACGACCAACTAATCCCTTGAGTCCGTCTCCATCTTTCTTACCAACTTGCCAATCCGCCGCGACTACAACAAAACTCGCTCCACTTTCAATGAGTGGTTTTCTTTCTTTGGGCTTATGCTTTCGTATCTCTTGAATCAAATGGTCTATATCGGCGCGTTCTTTAGCCCCTTTACGAATGACCTTGCCTTTCCATTGGCGGTTCAACACACCATCGGTGTTGCCCCACACATTGAAAAGAACAGGCTCGACAACTGCGAAATGCTCGGGGTCAAGACCCCAGAGACGAAGAACTCCTGACCAATCTGGATGATTGTCACCTTCCATTGGCTCGGTTGTAATTAAGCCTTCGTTGCCATCCCAAGTAACCCCAGGAGTCCATTCAGCGCTTCTTTTGCGCGACTCCATAGGTTGAGTTGTATTATTTTCTGAAGTCTTTAATAAATTTTCAAGAGCATCATCTAAGTTCATTTTTCACACTTACATCCGTCTAAACCTTGCAATCTGCGGCGATGACGGCGAACTACATTTGAACTCATCTCAAAGCCAAAGTCAGCAAGAACCTTTGTTATTGCGGTTCCTTCAATTGATGGATTCATAAGAGTTTCCATTAGTTTAGATGAGAAGGCTTCAGGTAACTCTCGCATCAATTTACCCATTGCACACTCATGCCCAGGCAAGGTCTTTTTTCCATTGAGGGAGTCTAACTTAGAGACAAATTCATCCAGATTTATTTTTTGACTTGCACCTTGGACATCGGATAGACCATGGGCGCGTTGCCGACTCAAAGAGGAGTCTGTCGCATTTCCAGCACCTTTGGAACTCGTCTGTCGTTGCGTTTCTGCCATACGGGTCTGCCACTCTCTCTTGGGGAGCCATAGGCTCCTTGGTTACTTCCTCACTAGACATCGAAAATTCACCGATAGTAGTGGTCGCTGTTTTGGGTCTACACCTAACGGATTAACACTACCCATCGGCTCAATACGCAAAACCGCGACACCAGAAATTGTGACATCAGTTATTGAAGCAAGCAAGTTTCGAATTGTCTCAACTTTATCTCGCGCCGTTGGATAATCGTCTTTTCCTGCACGGCTAATAATTTGAAGCATTGGATAATCAATGACGATTCCGCCTGTACCCATAGTGAAAGATGGAGGAGTTCCAGAGTTTTCATAGACGGCTGTACAGACATCTGGTGATTCGGGCAAAGTGCCTAGAAACAATGTAGTCCCCAAAGTTCCCTGAGAAGCATGAGCGCCAAAAGCGCTAGATGTGTTCTGTAGGTAGTCTCCTATGGACTCTAAAATTGTTGCCATCAGACTGCCCCGTTTCTTTTAATAAGGTCTATTATTCTACGCGCCATGTTTTGCTGAATATTTGGCAATCTTTCCATGAAAGGTTGCTCAAGATATTTAGCCTGAGTTGGTGCGTTGTGCTGGTAGTACATAATCTCATGGACATAAAGTGCGTATGGAGCGGCTGGTCCACCAAAGAAAATATCAACTCCTATGCCCGAAGGCATATTCATAGGGGCTGAGACTCCACCCGAACCGCGTAGAGCGCCTGTATCAATAGGGGTCAAAATCATGGCTTTAGCGAAAATCATGTTGGCTTCTTCAAGGATTACCTGACCAACTACCTTGCCAGCATCTTTGCCAGAAACTTCTAACATATTGCGAAGTTCCTGAGCGCCTTCTAACTCAAAAGTAAAGGTTTGCACCATGGTTATCTACCAAAGCGTATGACTGTGTGATGCGCTCCGTTTTCATCCGCGATATTGTCTACTGCATTGATGGTGAAGGTATCTGCCCCTACGACCATTCTGTGTCCAACTGTGATTGAAGTCTGTGGACCGTTGGTAATGAAGCGACCAATATCGGTTACTTCAATGCCCTGAGCATCGCGTGAACGAACTGTGTCATAGATAAGACGACCAGTAGCGGTTACTACTGCCCCGCCAAAGGTTGCTTTGTTGTACTTATCAACTGCGCTTTTAGCCGTGAATACCACGGTATCTGTCATAAATTCTGCGACTTTTGAGTAGATAGCATCTGCCATGGCTATCTCCCTACTCTACGATGCGTGTTTCGTAGTAAGAGTTTGGATTATCCATCTGACCCAATACAAAGTCTGTATTAAAGTCTGTTGTTGTCTTGTCATCTGTAGATTTAATAGCATCCGCTTTAGCCCATGGGCGAGGAGGAGACTTACGCATCTTGCGAAGCAATAGACTATTAGCCAACTCTTTGTAATGCGTAATCTTAGAACTATAAGATTCTGATACAGAAATATCCCCAACGCTCTTTGAAGTGCTATCGGCTAGGCGAGCAAAACGAGCAATAAGGATTTCAGCCAACTCACGCGCCGCTTCGTAGGCATCCCCTGACCATTCTGTAATTACATAGTTAATTTCTTCATCTGAAAAAAGAGCATCTGTTGATATAACATCATTGATAAGAAAGCGAACATAATTTCGAGTGGAGGTACTTGGGTCTCCTGAATAAGTAAAAGTCATTACATACCACCGAGCATGAACAAGTTCATCTTGGCTTCAGCAATTGCTGTATCAAGACTTGCTTGAGTTGTCAGAGTTCCTGTCTCATTTGGCAAAGTAAGAGTGCGGTCTGCTGTGGGGTCTCCCGCTGAAAGTGTAAGTTCGTAAGCATCAGCCGTAGTTCCCTCAAAAACCAAAAAATCATTAAAGGCAATTTGCAGTCCTGATTGCTGACCAGTAAAAGTGGCATTGCTAATAGTTGGTGAAGTCAAGGATGTGATTGCGTTTAGATTTCCAGTCGTAATGACCGTTCCGCTAACATCTGCAAAAGTGACTGTTCTATCAGCGGTTGGGTCTACAACGGTGAGGGTTGTTTCAAATCCATTGACGGTGGCTCCTTCAAAAACAACTTCAGTTGGAACTTGAATGTTGCCAGTAAAGGTTGCTCCCGCAAGAGTGGCGTAACTATCAAACTTTGTATCTACATCAGTAGCAAGATTTTGAATATCAGTATGAATGGCGGGGTTATCACCCGCGGTTGGGTAACGCAAACCTTTAGTTGTAGTTCCTGCCATGATTTACTCCTTTGATTATTGACCCAAGTTTATTGTAGTCAGCAAATAAATACCGATAGGTAGTTGCCACAGCATCTCCTATTCAGTAGGTACTTCTTCCCATGCTAAATCTTCTTCGTTCCAAGAATAAACTTTGCCGTCTGTTGGCATGGCTGTAGGTGCTTCCCATAAATAAGTATCAGCGTTTTTTGTCCATGACTTATAAGGTTGCGGCGCAGCAAATCCTAAGCCATCCCATGTATAACCAATTCCTGCATAGTTTTTGTGTAGCGGCGTACCGCCTAATTTATGCTCATTACCATAAGTATTATAAGAAGTCTGCACCCATTTGCCGCCTAAATTAGATTCGCACCATTCTTTAGTATCAGCAACAATTACACGCTCTACAATTCCATCAACTATTTCTGCAAAATGAGCCATTATTTTTTCTCCTGTTCGCCGTAAAGCGTTACTGCGTTAAGCAATTTTACTTCACGCTTAGTTACAATTCCACCTTTTTCATCAAGTTGTGCTTTAGCGGCAGATTCCTCATCAGAAATAATGTGTACTAACATTACTACTTCATAACTAAAGCATTGTGTAACTTTTTCTTTATCTTTTACTATTTTCATGTGCCTTCTCCTACGCTAGATACCTAATGATAACAATACCTGAACCGCCAGCACCTGCTGAACTGTTGCTACCTGAACCACCGCCACCGCCTGTGTTTGCAGTTCCTGAAGTAGCGGCTGAACCAGCAACGCTTCCTGCACCGCCACCACCATTACCGCCAGCGCCTGCGCTAGTAGTCCAACCTGAAGTTGGAACATTGTTTCCCTGCTCAATATTGCCGCCGCCGCCGCCAGCCCGATAAGTTGCAGTTCCTGTAATAGATGATTGAACACCAATTCCACCAGCACCACCGCTTGCAGTTGTGCCTGATGTTGTAGCCGCAGTACCAGCCGCACCTGCGCCGCCGCCACCACCACCAGCATAATACTGAGATGGACTGTACCTAACACCCGTGGCGCCTACATAACCTTGACCGCTAGTAGCCGTACCTATAAGACTTGTTGTTGCAGTTCCACCACCACCACCTGATGAACCACCATTTCCCGAAGTTGTAGCACCAGTATTTGCACCACCACCACCACCTGTTGATGTGATTGTTGTAAGTCCTGAACCAGCAATAGATGAGTCTCCACCAGCACTTCCAGTACCAGCCGTAGCCGCACTATTTCGCGCCGCACCGCCGCCGCCTACTGTTACGGTATAAGCAACTCCGCTTGATAAACTAACTGCGCTTTCAGCAGATGCTCCACCACCTGAACTCTCACCAGTTACAGACGAACGATAACCGCCAGCACCGCCGCCGCCTGAGCCGCCAATATAAATAACCGCTCCACCACCACCACCTGCAACTACAACATATTGAGCAGTCAATGCACTTGTTGGAGTGAATGTACCTGATGAAGTAAATTCGTGTACCCAGTAACCATTAGCAAATGTAATTGTTCCACCAGTTGCTTTAGGCACAGATGTAATAAAAGTTCCTGATGAAGTAAATGTATGGTAATAATAACCTCCAGATGAAACAATGGTTCCACCATAGGCTTTTTGTGTTGCAGATTGATAACGAGCAATTACAATTCCAGAACCACCAGCAGCGCCTGCTTGACGACCATAACTATCCCAAGCACCACCACCGCCACCACCGCCTGTGTTTACGGTTCCTGCTTGTGCTGCAACAGAAGGTGAGTTTCCACCGCCATTACCACCGCCACCAGTTCCCCCGCCACCACCAGCAGCAGCGCCATTTCCAGCACCACCACCGCCACCGCCAGCGTAGTAATTACTAGAACCAGTAGATGTAGCGGTAGCAAAGGTTGAATAACTTAAACCTACACCGCCAGCACCACCAGTTTGATTGCTTGTAACGCGACCGCCAGCACCGCCAGCACCGCCCCCACCACCGCCGTTTTGTTGAACACCTGAACCTTGCGAGCCATCGTAACCTTGTCCAGCAGTTCCAGTTCCATAATTTCCTGAACCGCGAGAACCACCACCACCTGAACCACCGTTCAATCCAGTTGTAGAAAATCCATCACCTTGCCCAGCACCTCCACCGACTGCTGCCGTTAATGCGCCAAATACAGAATTGGAACCAGCAGTTCCGTTTGGTCCACCAGTTGCAGCGCCAGCACCACCTGCACCTACTGTTACTGTATAAGTAGTACTTAAAGAAACTGTTTGATTGGTAGCATAAACAAGTCCACCAGCACCGCCACCGCCTGCAAGGTTTCCACCTCCGCCTCCACCGCCTGCAACAATAAGAGCATCAATAGATAAGCCAAGGTGTCCAGTAATTTGTGATGCAATAACTCCAAGAATAGGCATTATGAAATATCTCCCATTACATACCAAAGGTCGGTTGAGGCTTTAACTAAAGTTGCTGACGAATACTGTACGCGAAGTTTTGGCGCAGTAGCAGTTGCGCCCGTAGAACTTACAGTTGTTGTTCCTGAACTTGCCGCTTGAATAGTTACTTGCCCTGCACCTATTTGAATTATATTTATTTGAGTTCCGATAGGAAAAGCAGTTGTAGCGTTAGTAGGAATTGAATAAGTTTGCGCGCTTGCGTTAGAAGCAGTAACTAATTGACCATTATCAGTAAGCGCAAAAGTATATGTAGTTCCAGTTTGTGCATTTATTGCTAAGTTAATCTTAGCATCGGTCAATGTTTTATTTGTAAGAGTTTCTGACCCTGCGAGAGAAACTAAATCGGCATCGGTAACTGCCGAATTGAATTGTGCCAAAGTACCCGAGACTGTGTTAGAACCAAGCGCAATAGTCTTATTTGTAAGAGTATCTGTCGAAGAAGTTGTTACAACATTTACCCCCTCAACTGCAACAACACCTGCTGAAACTCTGGAGATTGTTGTGTCTGTGGCATGACCCAACTCAACGGTACCTACACCTAATGCCGCGGAAGTTGAAGCAACCAAGCCAGTAATAGGCAATCCGCTTGTATTTGTAAGAGTTCCTGATGCTGGAGTTCCAAGAGCAGGAGTTGTTAAAGTTGGACTTGTAAGAGTTTTATTTGTTAGTGTTTGGGTTGTATCAGTACCAACCAAGGTTGTTGTTGCATCTGGAAGGGTGATTGTGCGGTCAGCGGTTGGGTCTCCAGCGCTGAGAGTTGTCTCGTAAGCATCTGCTGTTGTTCCTTCGAAAACAATTGACTGATTGAAGGAAATTTGAAGTCCTGACTGCTGACCTGTGAAAGTAGCATCTGCAATTACTGGAGATGTAAGAGTCTTGTTTGTGAGGGTTGCAACTGCATCGGCGGTGATTCCTGCACCACCATTAGTGGTGATTGCCATATTATGCTATCTCGCTTCCGTAGGCATTGAATGAGAAGTTTGCTGAAGATGCGTAAACTGTAATTACATCTGAAGCATCAATAGTTAAACCAAGCGTATAAGCCGTAGTGGTATTTGCTTGGATTGAAGCATCATAAACAACATAATGTTCAGTCGCTAAAGTTGCTCCATTTGGGCGTACTGCAATTCGATATGTGCCACTTGTGCCAGCCTGATTACAGATGGTGATGGTTGAGATAACCGTCTGAGTTGAAGCAGGGCAGGTATAAAGAGTTGTGGCAGTTGTGGCTGAAGGGTTTGATTGCCCTAGAACCTTGTAAGTAGTTGCCATGCGGTTATCCTCCGATGAGTAATAATGGACTAATAGTACCAGCCGAATTATTTTGGGCTGTAGTAGCGCTAGATGATGCTGAAGCCGCGTAACCCTGCGCTGAGGTTACGAATGATGTGATGTCTGCTCCTGAGATGTTATAGGTCGCTGAAGCAAGAGCCGAGTATGTTGCAAAGGCTGTATCAAGTGCTGTGTATGTTGCATAGGCTGAATCAATGTACCAATATTGACCAGAGGCAGGAAACTTATTTACCGATTGGTCAATCAAAGCATCTAAAGCCGTAATGTTGGACTCAAGAGTATTCCAAGAAGTTTGGTCTATAGCCTGAACATAAGTCTCATCCAAAGTTGGGTCTGGGCTAATGTCTGCTAAATCAAGAGAGCCAACTGTTGTGTATGGGATAGTAATTTCATAAGTGCGACCATTTGGAAATGATTCTTCAACTGTATAAACAAAAGGATTTGGAACTACATCTGGGTCGTTGGTTGCTGGTAGTAAGACTGAGAATGAGCCTGAACTCAAAGGCACAACCACGCTAGATGGTGCAACCATTTGGTCATCTGTGCCATTACGCAAAACTTCGCCAATACTGAATCGAACCTGACCTTGAATTGGGTTTCCTTCAAAATCTACATAACTGCCTGTTACGGTAACCGTGGTTAGATTTGAACCAAGAGCCATTACGCACCTACCAAAAAGAATAAATCAAACTTTTCAGCCACATAAGAATTAGCAGTATTGCGAGATGACAAAGCATTTGCAGTCGCAGTATTCAAGGCGCTTGCGTTGCTTGCTGAGGCATTGGTAGCCACTTCTAATTGAGTGAGAAGAGTATTTGAGGTGTTATATTGGGCTATAGGCACATACGGTTCAGCCATGTCAAACTCCCATCATCATTAACTGATTAGTCGTAAAGTTAGCAACTGCACTTGCCGCTTTTGATGCTTCGCTTGCATAGGTTGAAGCATTGCCTTCATAAGTTGAGGCATTGACTACTATCTCTCGTCTATTGCTTGCATTGTTGTAGCGGGTCAATAGACCTTGGTATTGGTCTGTAGTGATATAAGAAGCCGCTTCAGTCTCAGAAAGGGCTGTAAGCAGGTCTGCAAGGTTCTGTGTGGTACCTGCAACTGAGAGAGGCAAAGCAATCTGGAATGTACGACCAGAGGTAAAGTTTTCAACCACGGTATAAACGAATGGTTGAGGAGTTACATCTGTATCGCTAGTAACTGGCAAAGTAATCGTAAAAGAACCTGTTGCATCTAATGTCTTAACAATTGCAACTGGCATGATGTGAACATTAAGAGTTTTTTCTTTCAGGATAGTCTGAGGCTCAAAAGTGATAGAACCTCGAACTGGATTACCTAGCAAATCTACATAGGTACCAGCAACCGTTACGGTTGAAAGAGATGCTGGCAACGCCATGATTAAGCGCCTTGACGAAGGACATTTACGGTCTGTGTGCTTGAAGCAACCACGCCGTAAAGTTTTTCACCATCTTGCATCTCAACTGAAAAATCAGTTCCACCTGCAAGGGCAAACCCATAAGATGTTGTTGTTACGCCAGTTCCACCTAGGTAGACAGTAGCGCCACCTGAAGGGTTTTGAACTGAGACAGTCTGACCGTCTTTACCAGCGTAGTCAGAAGAAACTTGAGTGGCTGTAGTGCCAATTGATACGCGTTCGTGTGAGATTGCCATAATGCTCCCTTAGAGAAAAAGAGGGTGACTCATTTTACTGAATCACCCCCTTCCGATTACTTGGAGGCGACTACTTTCTTCGCCTTTGGTTTTTCTTCAGCCTTTGGGGTTTCGACTACTGGAGCCTCAACCTTTGCTGGC